AACGATCCAATGAAGGTGAGTTTGCCGCCGCAGGTTACGGTGATTTAGGTCAATTTGCTGGTTCTTTTGACCCAGCCAATATACCTATGAATGACAACAGATATTCTCCAGCAGATCAATACAGAATGATTGCAAGAGATGCTTCAATAGTTAATTCAATAGCTGATGGTTCTGCTAAATTCTTGCCTAGAGATGGCGGTCGTTCGTCTATGGCAAACCTCATGGGAGATTCAGATGCTGGTCGTTACGCAGTTGCTGGCTATGGTGATTTAGGTCAATTTGCTGGTGGATTTGGTAACAGTGGTGGAATTGGCGGTAAATACTTTGACGACCAAAACATGGCGACTATGGCATTTGCAAAAGGTGGTCGCGTGAAAACTCATTTCCAAACTGGTGGTGCTAACGAAGCTAGTAATATTGACCAGATGGCTGAGAACTATGGCGTTTCCCCACAGCCTGACATTATGAGTTACCAAGGCTCTAAGCTGTTCCCCATGCAAGGGCAGGCTCTTGCTCCCGTTTCTAACCAAATGACTAGACGCGATGCTTACCCACCGACACCTCAATCGCCGATGGACGCTCGTGCTACTCAGTTGGACGCACTGCTCCAACGATATGCGGGTGATTCAACTGACTACAGTTCTGAACTTGCAGAAGCGCGTAAACGCTCCAATACAGAGTCAATGGCGTTTCAAAAAATGATTCAAGAAGCCATGAAGGGTTCTGCTGATGCGGCTCCTTCTAAGGCAGAGATGTATTTCCGCTTAGCTTCAGCGTTTGGATCGCCCACCAAGACTGGTCATTTTGCTGAATCACTTGGCAATGTGAACAAAGAACTTGCGGCTTACAGCAAAGAAGAGCGCGATGCTAAAAAAGCTCAGCGTGCGCTTCAAATGCAGATGGGTCTTGAAGGACAAAAAATGCGCGTGGCATCTGCTAAAGATGAACTTACGACACTGCGCTCATTAGCGTCTGAAGGCATGAAGGACAAGCGTGCTATTACGGCTGAAATTATTAAAGACTTTATTAAGTCTGGTGAACCTGAATCTGCGGCTGGTAAGCAGGCAAAGGACGAGGGCAAGAAGCCGGGAACCAAGGAGTTTCAAGACCGTGTCAACGAAATTGCGCAGACTAGCATCGACGCTAAGTTAGCCCAAGTCACTTCGACATTGGCAGGCATGGGCGTTCAACAAGCCAACTTACTTTTGGCGCAAAGCAAGTTCCAAAATCAACAAACTCAACAGTCTAAGTTGACACCAGCAGAGGTTACTTTAAGAACGCAAACTGAAGACATCATTGGAAGTACAGCACAAGCCATGGACGATCTCAGGCGTGCTTATGCTTTGAACCCAAATACATTTGATGCTTCATTGCCAGACACTGCACAACGCAAACTTCTTGAGGCGGCGGGTTCCAAAGACCCTAAGTTGGCGAATACCCGTGAGCAAATTAACTTGCTGGAGAAGGGCGCGTTGGCGCAGTTGAAGTCCACCTTCCCCGGGGCGATCTCCGATGCAGAAACCCGCACCCTCAAAGAACTCCAAGGTATCAACGCAAAGAGCATCGAAGAGCGTGCCCGTATCATGAAGAATGCTTTCCGTGCATTGAAAGCTATTGAAGATCGTAACAAACGCCGTTTAAATGACATTAAACAAGGCGTATACCGTGACACATCTCCTGAACCAGAAGGACTTGAATAATGGCTGACTTAAACAATACAGCTCGTGTCAATAGGCCACCTGTTAACCGAAAGGTTGGCGATGTTCGTGCCCTGCTTGGTCAAGGACTAGGCATGGGTTGGGGGGATGAGGGCGAGGCTTGGCTTCGCTCTAAACTTGGGAGTGGAAATTATGAAGACAATCTGGCAAAAATTCGTGACGAGTATGCGCGGTATTCTGCTGAAAATCCGTATGCGGCTGGGTCGCTAGAGTTTGCGGGTGGGATGTTGCCTGCGGTGGGGATGATGCTCACACCGGGGGGTCAGCCCGCCGCCCTAGCCCAAACTGGACGCGCCTCCGCTGGCTTCCTTTCACGCCTCGCCCAAAGCCCCATGGCTCGTAGCATTGCCGCTGGTGGCACAACTGGCGCTGTTGCTGGCGCTGGCACAGCCACTGAAGGTGAGCGTGGCACTGGTGCTACCGTAGGTGGTCTGATGGGCACTACGCTAGGTGCGGCTATCCCTGTTGGTATGCGCACTGCTGGAAGTGGCTACAACTGGCTTAAAGAGCGCCTGATGCCTACTCCGCAAGGCATTCAAGATCGCGCCTCACAGAAGATGCTAGACACCTTGAAGCAGGCTCGGTTAACTCCACAGCAGATAGAAGCTGTGATGCGTAAAGATGCAAGCATGCGCGTGCCTTCAACAATTGCTAATGTAGACCCAGCAATGGTGGACTTGGCTGAGGCGGTGGCACAGCGTGTGGGTACAGGTCGCCAGCAAATTGCAAAGACGCTTGGTGAGCAGAAGTCTGGTATCAGGGAGCGGACTTATGGGCAGGTAAAGGCGGGGCTAAAACCCGGCGAATACTACGCCGACGAAGACCGCCTAGTCAAAGAACTGCGCGACTTTGCTGGCACAGCCTACGACGATGCCTACAATGTTGGTAGTGTCAACGATCCTAAGATCATGACCATCCTCGAGCAACCCGAAGTCAAGTCAGTCTATGACCTAGCCAGACAGATTGCTAGTGGTGAGGCAAACCTTGCCAAAGTGCGTGGTGAAGACCCAAGCAAGTTTAAGCTCGAGCCATTGTACATTGCTGACGCAGAAGGAAACATCAAAGTTTCCTCGATCCCTGATGTGCGCACGCTTGACTACATGAAACGCGCCATGGATGCCATGGTCAAGTCTGGTTTCAGTTCTACTGATGCTACTGTCAAAACTCAAGCCAATACCCTAAAGCAGATGCGCAATGAGTTGCGTGACCGCTTGAAGACAGTGGTTCCTGAGTACGACACAGCGCTGACCAAGTACGCTGGCGACATGGAAGTCATCGATGCCATGAGAACTGGCATGGAGAAGTTCCGTGGCATGGATCACGAAGAAGTTGCTAAGCTCGTCAAAGGTATGTCACCTTCTGAGAAGGAAGCGTTCCGCACTGGTGTGGCTCGTGACATCTATGGTCAGATTATGGGGCCAGCCTCCGTGCGCAACTCAGCACAGAACATCATTGGCTCTCCTGAGATGCAACAAAAGCTGATGCCTTTGTTTGACGATCCTGCGCACTTTAATTTGTTTAAAGCGGCTCTTGAGCGCGAGTCTCAGTTGTTCAACCAAGCGAACAGCATCTTGGCTAACTCGAGCACCGCTCGACGCACTCAGATGAACCAAGCGTTTGAGGGTGACAACTCCATGGGTGAGGCTATCGGAAACGCCATCACAGGTGGTTTCTGGTCATCCTTAACTGGTTTGGCTTCTAAAGCGGCTAAAAGTTCCACAATGACTCAGGATACGGCTGACAAACTAGCTGGCATGCTGATGTCCAATAACCCTGCCGAGGTTGCCGCAACTGTCAAGGTTTTGGAAGACTACGCTAAGAGAGCCGCTCCTCGTGAGGCAAGGGCAACCAAGGCTGAGATTGGCACGACAATGGGCACAGCAAGCGCCATCTTCCCATCGCCAGCACCAAAAGGAACAGCCGCTGACATTGAGTCTGATATCGGAACAATACAAGTGCCTATCAGTGGTGCTCCTGATATTGAAGCTGACATTGAAGCAGAATCTGCTAGAATGAGGTGAGACTTTTGCAAGTTGCCATTTAGCCCTGTTCATTCAGGGCTTTTTTTTGGGTGGGGGTACTAACCGCTCGTCTGCAAGCCTAAAAGACCTTTGCACGGCTTTCCCCCCGTTGATCAGAACGGGATGTCATCTCCATCATCGCGTGGCAACCCTTGGTATGGCTCTTTTGGCTTTTGTTCAAACACTTGGAACCAGCCATCGTAATCTTTGGAGTCAGGGCGTGAATCCATTTTGATTTTAATTTTACCACTGTCCTCAATAAACAGTGTGCCATGGCTTGACCAGTAGGTTTTCTTCTCGCCTTTTACTTCGTATTCACGAGCCGCGAATTTGATATCGTATTTTTTAGCCATTATTTGCTTTCAATAATTGATTGGATTTTTGCTACTTTTTCAGCGACTTCGCCGAGGAACTTGGTGACTTCAGCTTCCATCTCTTCAATGAACGCCTCATCTCGTGCCACTCTTTTTATAAACATTTGCGCCTTGGCTGGCATGCGTGGATCGAACACCACATAGTCACACCACTGGCGACCCGTGCAAGCCATCTGGAACTGCATCTGGGTGTTGTACTTGGATGCCACAGTACCTGTAAGCAACACATCAATCATGGTGGCTGTGTTAGGGCACTTGATCTCTATGAGTCCATCATCCCCCACCAAGCCATCAGGAGAGGCTCCAGCCATCTCAATTGTTGGGTGGGATACAAACCCACACTCCTCGACCATCGCGCCCTGTGTGGCTTCGTATTCAGCGCGGGCATAGGGTTCCTGATCCGTACCCCACTGCATGGCGGCGTTGGTAAAGGACTCAGCCTGTGAGTTAGAGATGCGCTCCACCACAAGTTGAGCCATGTAGTTCTCACGAGTTGCTGAGTAACCAGTCTTGGTTTTAGCCATCAGGTCAGCGACACGAGAGGCAGTCACCTTGCCTAAGCGCAGGGCAAACCATTCGTTTGAGCGTTGTTCGACTTCAATCATTTCGGGCTTTCATCATCTCGTTTGCTTGGTCATATGCTTTGGCGGCAATGTTCTCTTGGTCTGCTTCTGTACCTCTTGCAAGGTCACCGACCATGGCAAAGATGGCAAAGAAATCACGCAAGGTCATTTGGTCAAGATGGACAGGTTTTTCTTTTTTCATTTGGCACTTTCTTTTTTGGCTTTTTCAACACGGGCTTTCTTTGCGGCAATCACTTTGGCTTGCCAGCCTTGGTCACCCTTACAGGCTTCGTAGGCTTGTGAGTAGGCTTTTTGCAACTCTTCTGAGTTAGCGCTGGCGCTGATGGCGGCAAGGTGGTCAGCCATCAAACCTTCAGGAATCTTAGACTCTGTCTTACGGGATGCGGCATTGCCATCGTCGTCCTCTGGAGCGATTCCACAAGCCGCCATGAGCGAACCCCTACGGGCATAGGTTAAGGCGCTCATGTAGCCCTGTGGGTCGTTCTTGGCGGCAGGAAAGTACAGACGACCACAGCTAAGGGACTCGCCTGACTCATGCAGGAACATTGTCTCTACGATCACGCCATCAGGATGGTCATGGGTTTGTTGGATCAGGGAGATGCCATTGTTGTTAAGGCTGTCCATCACAGCTTCGACGCAAGCGGCAAGGTCAGCGTACTTGGAGCGGAAGTGTGGGTTGACAGAGCTTTTGAGCGCAGGGCCAAACGCCTTCTGTGCTTTGACTAAAGCGGTTGCAATGTTTTTCATTTTTGAGCTTTCAGAATTTGCAGGTTAAGGACTTTGACTTGTTCTTGGTTAATTTCTAACTGGTAGCAAAGGTCACGGATCGTGCCTTGGAGCATGCCCACTTGGTAGGCTAAGCGGTCACGGGCATCTGCATCTTGGTAGGTCTTGGAGGCTTGCAGAGCGACTTGGCTGATGATGTGGTCGGCGTTCATTCTTCTTCCTTTAAATAAGCCGTGAGGCGTTTGATTCGATCTGAGTGGTAGTCACACATACGCTTTGCATATTCCTGAGCGCTAAGAGCCACTAACAGCTTGCGATGTGCCATTTCAAGCTCATTGGTTGCTAAGTCTTTTGCAGAAGGTAAGCGGAAATATTCTTTGAGTTTGCCAATCATGATGTGTCCTTAAAACCAACAAGCGGATTCGCTTCGTGTCATGTCGTTTTGATATTCGTTCCAGCCTGCAATCCATTCCTGTGATTGAGACTTGTCGCATGGCTCACAAACTGCGGCGGCATCGTAGCCATTGCGGAATTCTTTGGAGTTGTAGTATTTGTTCATGATGGTTCCTAGTGGGGGCCGAAGCCCCCTGTTGGTTTATGCAGTCTCAAACTTCACTTCAAGAACATCAAGGGCGTTTGCCAGACGACCGTTAGCGTTGATGCTGTACTCAATTTGAGCAATGGTTGGGGTGTAGCAGTCTCCGTAGTCTGTCCACTGACCGCTTTGACGGTCACCTTCAAACCACACGAGGTAAATATTGAAACCCTTGATTGCACCTATGGTGTACACCTGTGGATCAGGGTGCGTACCACGGACGATCAATTGACCGATACGGATTTGGTTGAGAGTAAGGCGTTTTGCCATCTTAGTTTCCTTAAAAAGACCGCTTGCAAAATGCTACGGCATGGGAGTGATTGTATAGCAAACTAAACAAATGCAACAGTTTTTTTATTAGGACTTTCCCTAATGTTGTTTTAATGCAACACGCAGTTTTTTGACTTGGTTATCACTGAGAGTCCCCCAGTAAGTTAGCTCGTGGCACATGTTGATGACGAACTGATCTTCGCCCTTATAGGCTTCTAACTCGTTGACCAAATCAGCGTGCTGGTCTTGCCATTGCTCGACATCGACAGAGTAGTTATTGGTTGGAGTTTGTGCAATTTTCATTTGGTAATCTCAGTTAGTTTCATGCCATATGTATTGATGCCATCAGGGATCACCAAGCCTTCACGCTTGATGAGTGAGTTGTGCTTGAACACTGTGTAGTCCACATGGTGATGCCAGCGATTAAACCTCCAGACGACCTCTGCCACATCAGGGTGAAGGCGCTCAATCATCTGAGATTTAGGCAGGGTTCCCTCTTTGGAATAGAACTCGTCAGTGTTGCCGCCAGCCATGGTTTGGGTGGTGGCTTTCTCCTGTAAGTACGCATTGAACTGGATAGTGCATAGGCCAGCTTTAAGCGCCCTGATGGATAGGTCAGTGTCTTCGTTGTAGCGGCCCCTCCAGCGCATTGGGAGGCTATTCTGGATGAGCAGGCAGGAGTAGATGCGGGTGTTCATTACGAAAGCTGGAAGAGGTTCCTTGGCCTTGGCAAAGAAGTCGTAGTTAAAGCCTGAGATAGCGACATTGGTGTAGCGGTCTACGAAGTCTTCAGCGGCTTTAAAAACAGTGCCCGAGGTGACTTTAACCATGAGGTTGCGGTTAAGCCTGTTGAAGCTCGCGATGTTGTCGTCCATGACCCAGTGGCGGGCGTGTCCGAAGAGGATGCTGTGATCCCAGCAGAAGTTCCGAGCGGCCCCGGGGCCTTTTCCTCGCGTGTCCCCCTCCTCATCACAAGTGTCATAGTCCCTAAGATACTTTTCAGGCAACACCAACACCTTGACAGGATCAATGACGGCGGCGTATTCATCGCGCTCGTGGGCCTCTACAACGATGTAATAGGGCACATTGATACGGTCAAGTGCCTTGCTAGTCAGGCGCGTCTTCCAGCGCCCTTTTGACACGATATAGATGGGGTACTTAGGATTCATCTACCCACCTTAAGTGCGATGCCCTGCGGAACTCAGCGTGCGGGAACCACAGCGCCTTTTGTTTTGGTGTGATGACTTGCTCCACCAGCTTCGCAAACTCTTGCACATCTTCTTCATTCCTGAATCGGATATTGAGCACACGAAAGGGTGTCAGGTCTTCTTGAAAAAACTCAGGCATGTCCTGCCACTCCTTACGCCAGTCAAATTGTTCGTAACCAAACAGATCGCTCATGCTGGAAACGCCTTGTCTACAAGTGCTTTGATCCTTTGGTTGCGCTCATAGTTTATGAATGCCTGCTTGACAAACGGTGCAACAAACCATGCGTGTTTTTTGTTCCGTGCCATCATTGCCAAAGTGCGGTGGCGGTTAGTTCTAACTTTCATGTTCTCTCCTGAATATCGTAAAACCAGTCGTCGCCTGCTGACCACTTGCGACTACCATCGACTGTCCACAAAGATTTAGCCGCTTGAAAATCTACTTTCTTTGTCTCGGCTGGTGTCAAGCTCTGGTCGTACCACAAACATCTGTTGTTTGGCTGACATGCAAACTGACCATTGTCTAAAGCAATCCAGTTAAAGCTCTTATGCTCTTCTGCTTGCTCAGTAAAGCCAGTGTTGACATCCATGCCATCAGCACAAAAATCCACAGTGAACATGTACTTGCCAAAGTGCCATTCCTTGTCTTTGCCCAAGAACTTCACGCCTAAGTTACGCAAGCCAATCTTCTCAACGATTGTGAATTGGTAACCCATGCAGTCCCACAACTGGAGCGTGTCAATTGGCAGATCACCAGCGTCTGCGTGCCACACATAGGCATGGATAGGTAGCTTGTCATACAGAGCGCCATACGCAGGCAACAGCGATTCAATTCTAAACACCTGACCACGCAGGGCTTTCAGGCTTACCCAGACCGCTGGCTCCAACTCGCCATGACCTTTTTGGAAGTTGTACAAAAACTCTTTGCGCACAAAACATTTGATGGGCGGCAAAGATGCAATGATGTAGCTCATTTATTCATCCTTTTAAACTTTTGTAGCCATCTAGTGTCACTGTCCATACGACAGCGTCTTTGCGTTGGTTGGTTTTTCTGCGGTCGCCAGTGTCAGCAACAAAGCCACGATCCATCAAGGTGACCCTGCATGGGCGATATGAGTTGCCCTGCATGCCCATGATGTTTTGAGCCTCTTCGTCTGTCAGACCGCTAGGGTATTTGGTCAGGTTGACCAGCACATCACGGGTCATGGTTCCAAACTTAGGCGCTATGCTTAGTGCGGCAGATGTGCTTGTATCACTATGGGATTGGTGTGGGGGCAACACACCCCCCTT